TTTATGATGGAACTCGATGAGGCTTATTGTGATGTAATTGTGCAACGGTTTAAGGACTTATTTCCAGATGAGGCTATCTATTTAAATGGGTCTCCATTCGATACCTAGTTTTGCAAAATGACAACCATAGTTGAAAAGCCCTTCAAGCTCACAGAGAAACAAGAGACTGCCCGTGACTTAATTGCTTCAAGGGCGATGTATATTCTATTATATGGTGGCTCACGATCTGCAAAGACTTTTCTTTTCGTAAGGCAGGTTGTTATCCGAGCCTTAGCTTCCCCTGGTTCACGTCACGCCATCCTCCGCTTCCGGTTCAACCATGTTAAGGCTTCCATCATTTACGATACATTCCCTGCTGTTATGAAACTCTGCTTCCCAGGGTGTCCGCATCACCTTGACAAGTCGGACTGGTTCGTCAAGTTTCCCAACGGGTCTGAGATATGGTTCGGGGGCCTCGATGACAAAGAGCGCACTGAAAAGATACTGGGTAACGAATACGCTACCATCCTCATCAATGAAATCTCCCAAGTCTCTTACTCAAGTTTCCTAATCCTCCTGACCCGGCTGGCCCAGTTGTGTGAGTATGAGCGGGACGGTATCATGCAACAGCTTCGCCTTAAATTGTTCTGTGACGAGAATCCACCGCCTAAAGGTCATTGGTCTCATAAGCTGTTCATCGAAAAGATCGACCCGGCAAACAACAAGCCCTTGGATAACCCGGAGGACTACGATAGTCTCTTGATGAACCCGGTGGACAACAGGGAAAACCTGCCAGAGTCTTACCTGCAAATCCTTGACAAGTTACCCAAACGCCAGAGGGATCGGTTCTACCTTGGTCTGTTTGCCGATGAAACTGAAAACGCTTTATGGACAACAGACATTATAGAGAAAAACAAGGTGACTTCGATTCCAGATGGTGTATCATTGGTGCGTGTTGTTGTTGCCGTTGACCCGTCCGGCGCATCCGATGACGATAATCAGGATAATGACGATATTGGGATAGGCGTTGCGGGTTTGGGTAGTGACGGCATTGGGTATGTTTTAGAGGACTTGACATTGAAGGCCGGACCTGCTACATGGGGGAAGGTCACTGCCTCTGCTTATCAAAGGCATAAAGCGGACCGGGTAGTCGGGGAGACTAACTTCGGCGGGGCGATGGTTGAGTTTGTCGTCAAGACCGCTGACCCTAATATTTCTTACAAGTCTGTAACGGCAAGTCGTGGTAAAGTAATCCGAGCCGAGCCGGTCTCAGCTTTACATGAAATCGGCAAGATCAAGTTTGTGGGAGACTTTCCCGATCTGGAAGATGAGTTGTGTTCCTTCACCACTACGGGTTATATTGGGGAGAGAAGTCCTAACAGGGCTGATTGGATGATCTGGGCCATTACTGAATTATTCCCTGGTCTGACACAGAGAGCCAAGGAAGACACCGGACCTGTTACCATCAACAGAGTCAAGAGGAAGTTTTAATATGATGAATCGAAGAAATTTCATGAAACTTTGCGGGGTCTCAACCACGGCGGCAGCTTCTGTGGCTTTGGGCGCACCCATCAGGATTCTCCCGCAGAGCAAGCAGGAAATACCGGAAAGAACAGATCCTCAAAAAGAACTGTGGTATCTGGTCATTGAAAACATTGTTCCCGGCTCAAGGGTTTACGTTGCGGATGCGGTGACCGGGGAGGAGTTTTTAAACATCAAGCTCATTAAATCGAAGGACCGCATTAAAATAGCAATGCCAAAACAAATGATTGACCGTCAAATTGTGGTGCGTATCAGGAAAGCGGACCCCCCTTACAAGTCACTGGAATTGAATGAGCTTAATATAGGCCGTGAAGGATTGAATCTGTTTGTGAATCAGCAAATAGATTATGCGGTTATGCAAGGAAGTTATAAATGGCAACTGAAACCATAGAGCAAGACGAGGACTTGGAAGCCAAGCGGGATCGGTTCATCAAGGATATCAAGATGGATGCCGATGACCAACTGGATCAGCGTGAACTGGCGCATGAAGATTTTGTATTCGTCACCGTTCCAGGTGGGACTTGGATTGGTGAGTTCGGGGAGCAGTTCAGTGATGACAGGGTGAAGCTTGAGTTCCAGGTTGTCCCTGACGTAGTTGCGAAGTTCAACGGGGAATGGAACAAGAACCGGGTAGGTGTCGAGTACAAGCCCGATGATGACCTGACTACTGATAAGGACGCGGAGTTGATGAACGGTATCTACCGTGCAGATTACCGGCAGGGGAACGGCAAGTCCTCAGTTGATAACGCTGTGGATGAGCTGGCTAAATGCGGGATGGGGTCGTGGGTACTTCGCAATAAGTTTGAGGATGAGGGCGATCCTGAGAACGATAATCAGCGTATTGTCTGGGGCGAGATCAATAACTCCTATGAAAGGGTTTACTGGGGGCCGTCCTCCAATATCAACAAATCAGATGCCACCCGCTGTACAGTCCTCACCCCGTTTACCAAGTCATCCTTTGAGGAAATCTACAAGGACAAGCTCCCCATATCTGCCTACAAGCCTGAGAACCTGGAGCATTTCACAAGGAACGGCGACCATATAGACATCATCTATATCGCCACCCGGTATGAGGTCATCAAGAAGAAAATCAAGGTCTTTGTATACAACAACCTGAGAACCGGCAAGGTTGAGAGCTTTACCGAGGACCAGCATGGGGAGATCGAGGAGCAATTAAAGAAGGACGAATTAAGGCAGTTCAAGCGGGAGCGTGTCATTACCAAGAGACAGGTATTCAAGTCTGTGTTCAGCGGTAAAGACTTTCTTGAGGAGCCTCGTAAGATTGCGGGTGAATGGATTCCGGTCATCACGGCTTATGGAAAACGAGCCTTTGTGAATGGGGTTGAATACTTTCAAGGTCTGGTAGGTCCACTGAAAGACCCAGCCAGAGTCTTGAATGTGCAGATTTCACAGATTGCGGAAAACGCCGCTACACTGGGGCAGGAGATTCCGATCCTGACTCAAGAGCAGGTTCAGGGGCTTGAAAAGTTCTGGGATGATAAGAACAACCTTGGGTATCTGGTCATCAACAAGACCACGGATGCCGATGGCAGGGAGGTTGCCATGCCGCCTGTAGGCTATCTCAAGCCCCCGTCCTTGGATGGCAACACAGCGGCCCTGATGGAGTTCGTTCCTAACTTCATTCAGTCCATGACCGGCGGTGCGCCACAAGACACCCTGGACCCCAACGCTTCGGGCAAGGCGATCAATGCCGTTATTCAGCAGAGTAACTTGAGGACTCAGGACTTCTTTGACAATATCTCCAATGCGATTGAGTGGTCGGGAGTCGTCTATCAGTCGATGGCCTCAGATATTTACAGCAAACAGCAGATGGTCAGGGTTATTGGGAAAGACGGTACGGAAAACCGTGAAATGCTGTTCAAGACCGTTCAGGATGAGGACGGAAAACTGGTTGAATCCAATGTCCTGACAGGCAAAAAATTCAGCGTATATTCGGATGTTGGTCCTCAGTACGAGTCCTTGAGGGAGCAGACGGTTGATGATATCAAGGGCATGATTGAACTGCTGATCCAAGCCGGTTCCGCAGCTCAGAAATATGTACCGCTCCTGGTCGCCCTCAGTCTGGAGAATATGTCGGGTGTGGGTATGGACCGCATCAAGAAAGTGGTTCGTCAGGATATGCTGTTGATGGGTCTCCAAGAGCCTGAGAATGATGAGGAGAAAGCGTTTGTAGAAGCCTCTCAAGGTCAGGGAGACGGTCAGAAAGAACTGGTTCAAGCGGTTACACAACAGGCGCAAGCCGAGGCTCAAAAACTATTATCCGAAGGCCGGAACCTCGATTCCAAGTCGATATCCAATATCATGGATGCCCGGAAGAAGGCTGCTGAGACTGCCAAGATACAGGGTGAGATCGTTAACAACCGGGCCAAGACTTTCCTTGAGATTGAGAACCAGATACCCGCTGCTGGCCTTGACCAGTGATCCGGCTTTGATCTTACTGAAATCAGTGCGCCAGACACCGCTGCGGTCCACTACACGTTCGATGGCGCCGAAAATGTTCCGGTAAGTTGGATATTCTTCAATGATGACCGGAGGGCATTTCGTCTGACTGTTGTCCACCAGCAAATTGACTTCATAGGATTGAAACAGATCCACTTCAGGCATCATCATTGGTAAGCCCGGTATTTGCGGCGGACTTTGCGAGCTGAAAATTTTTAGACTGTCGGCCATGTCTTCGATCATATCCTGAATGTAACGACTTAGCTTATCATTGCTATATCCCGATTTTCCCCAAGTTATATTCTCATAAATACTACCTTCGAATATATAATTAAACTGAGTCAAATAACCTATTTTTGTGTGAATGCTTTTGATGTCAATCACCTCTGCTTTTGACTCATTAAAAAACACCTCTCCATTAATTGGTTTTATCAATTTTGTCATCAAATCAAGTGTCGTGGATTTCCCAACGCCAGTTTTTCCACAAATTGCCCAAAATT